AACAACAATAAAAAGGAACAAGTAACATGAACCAAGTAACAGAAAAAAAGAATGGTGCACTAGCTACATTTGATATGGAAGCTGATGCGCAACAAGGTGCTCAAAATATATCGCAAGAAGATCTTGCGTTACCTTTCTTAAAGATTTTGGGCCAATTATCTCCAGAGGTAAACAAAAGAGATGGTAAGTATGTCGACGGCGCAGAGCCAGGCAAAATAATAAACACTGTCACCAATGCATTGTATGATTCAATCAATGTCGTACCATGTCATTACAAGAGACAGTACATTGAATGGCAAGACAGAGGCACATCAACAGGTGCTCCTGTTGCGA